GTTTCCCAGTCACGATCAGCAGTCCCAGCCGCTGGCCCTACTAGGTCGCTAAACTGGGGAAGAAAAAAGCTGGTATGGCGATTAAGTTTATCTGAGTAGAGGTGCTGTCATCATCCCCGTAACGAATAACAACACTGGTATCAATGTTGCCCTCCGTCTCCATAATTGACTTTCTGATGGCCTCAATATCGGGAATGCTCATCTGAGAAAGAGCACCAACCCCAAGAACAACCTTTTTTTCTCCCTCGTAATACATGGGAGAACGCATCAATAATTGATCGTGTGAATTAGTTTGTGTTTTACCGCGGGTGTACATGTCTTCCCTTTTCACGTCTACAAGATGCCATTCTATTTTTACCTTGCAGCTCGGAAGAATCAGTTCTCTCTTTTTTTGATCTTCTAACATCTGATCATAAGAATCATAAATTTGCGGAAAATCTAAAACAGCCAAATTATCAAAATCGGATTGAGTCAAGTCACCAGTCAGTTCGTTTTCGATTCGGTAGGTTTCCACCATAGCATCATGTACCCATTTGTAAGGCCTTTGCGGGAAATCTTCTTTATTGAATTCGATTTTATACCGCTGTTTTCTTTTCTTTCCCTGAGAAGCAAACTCGTAGTCAAATGTAAAGCTGTCATTTTCGGTATTTGATTCCTGACGAGTTTCAAAAAGGATGTATGCTCGGTCATTTATTAATAACTTGTTCAGGACATCTTTTGACGGGTTAGGCACATTTCCCAAGGATACAATGCAGTCTGCCATCATTTCCGCAATCCCCTCCTTTCGCTTTTCGGCGTCGTTGTTTGTTATAATTGCCTGGTGTTTACCAACAAATGCCTGTAACGTAACCGGAACCCCAGAAGGGAGAACCCTAGAAAACTTTTTTCTTAAAAATTGAATGGCCATAACCTGAAATGTTTTTTCGTGAATTACAAAGTTACAAAAAAACAAAATCAACTTACAAAAAAAGGGCTCCCATAAAAGAAGCCCTTTTGCAATTTGACGATGTTAATCAACCTAAACTCTAATCCAGTCCTTAACGGAAATGGTTACGGTTCTTAATAAGTCTGCTGAATTATCACCTCTCCGGTCATAATTAGAAGTTTCTATTTTTTTTATCCAAGCATCAATCACTTGGAACGTGTTTTGAGGAATCCCGTTTTGATCCACTTCCATAACAAAGCCATCTCCGGCGTAAATGGACCGCTGCAAGGTTCCAGCGCTTTGAAAGGCTTCCCAAAGTGCGCCGTCCCCACCATTAAGTGGGACAAGAACCTCAACAACTAAGTCCCCCACTATTTTTTTGCCCGGCGTTTTCTGATCTGGATTTGTGCCCGAATCTCCCTGCTTGTGTTCTGTAAATTCCGGGGTTGGCGCCGTCACCATTTGAACCGTCTCCCAAATAATACTGCCTATTTCAAGTCTAAAATTGAAATTCCCTTGCGGATTGCTTATAACTGCCATGTTTATCTTATCTTAATAACGTTGCTAATTCGGTTTCCGTCAACTGACTTACATTCAATACAGTTAAACTGTCTGCCGGGTTTAAGTCAATTCCAATATATTCGTTCGCACCAATAGGCTTAAACATAAATGAAATCCTGTATTTCCCTGCATCCACATCCGTCAACGTGTTTCTCTGCAGAGAACCAAGGTTTGGAGCCAATTGATCGCCAAACCAATACCACCATGTTCCTTCGCCTCTTTTCGGAGTGTCGTCTCCTTCAATTGCCCTTCCTGCCACAAGAACATCTCTAATCCACGGGGCAACCCGACGGTAAAGCTCATTGAACATTTCTGTGTCGTTAGGTTTAAAGTTGTATGGGGCTGCCAGTTTTTTCAATTCCCTTCCAATATAAACCACTAAATCTGCAATGTTTGATTTGCTTAATAGACTTGTTCGGTCTCTTAAGGTTGTGCGGTTTCCCCAGCTAACAATTCCCAGGGATTCGTGGTCAATAATCGCATTGACACCATTTTCGTAAATGGTTCCATAAGTTTCTGTGTTGCCTGGACTCCCTAAGTTTAACCTTAACCCATTGACACCCTTTATTTTTCCATAGTCGTTTCCTGAGTCACTATACCATTCTCCGGCTGATTTGTCCGCGTCAGTTCGGTTAGATGCTTGGAAGCCTCCTCCCTGAACTGCGTATAACTTATTCTCCAAGTTATCAGGATCGCTAACGTAAACTTCTGCGAAGAAATAATCCATATACCAATCATCCACAGGAACATGGCTATAAATCCCCGTTCCCTCACGAAAATCATCAATTCCCTGTATGTTTAGACCTAGGGGGCAATAGCCCCTGCTACGCATGTCTTTTCTTTTGGAACAATACTGGGCTAAAAACAAGTTTGCGTCGTGTGTGGCTCTTGCGATATTAAAAATTCGCATGCTATCCACCACGTTATCAAAAGAATGATAACCTGTTTTCCCAACCGACGACCCTTTGAAATCAAAGTCATCAATCAAAGATATGTCTTGTGTTCCGCCAGACAGCGTAAATGTTCCTATTGGAAGAACAAATCCCGTCAAGCCTGAAAACTCTACACCCTGCATTTGATTATTGAGTCCCGCAAGCGTTCCGGCATCACCTAATTCCCGGTTAACGCCTGTTATTACTTGGCTTTCAACCGAATCCGGTAGCGTTATCGTAATGTCTACTTGTCCCCCAATCCCACTTGTACTGTCTGCAATAACTACCGTGGTGGCGTCATATCCAGAACCGACAGCTTTAGCGGTGCAATCTCCCGCCAAGGCTCCATATGCGGTTATGCCTCCCTGAAACTTAAGACCCGCTCCGGTTACCTCTGCCGCTCCGCCCAAAGTCATTGTGGCCATATATCCATTCCCCGCCGCCCCTAACGTAACAGGGCGAGAAATGACAACCAGCTCTCCGCTTGGGTTTGTGGCTGTATAACCATGCGTTCCAGTTCCCCCGTTTATTTGGCTCAAAATTGCTGTTACTGCTGCGGTTGGAGTTTCTACTCCAGTTCCATCATAGTTTAAAAGCTCAAATAAGCCTTGGGTTGTGTTGTCCGGCACATTAACAGTAATATTATCGCCGTCTCCCGTCCAAACCGCTAAGGTGAACTGGATGCTGGCCCCCACCCCAATTACGGGGAGGTTTGTTAGGTTGTCGGTTGCTTTAGCGCCTTCCGCGGTACTTATGTCGTCCGTATTAGTGTAATGGAATGCCCGGGAAACCCTTAAGGATGCGTCTGCCTCTAATGCTTGCTTACAAAGCAACGGAAAGTTATCATCATTCAAAAGCCCTCCGCAAGTCTGCAGAAACTCGCCCCAAGTATTAAACAGGTAATTTTCCCCGGGTTCTCCTCTTTTGGTTGGCCCGTGGACACAAATTATTCCTTTAATCTCATTTGCTAATATGCTTCCGACGGGCTTTACGTCGGTATAAACTCCCGGTGTTCCTGATAAGTTAATTTGCATCTTTATTCCTTTTTTTGATTGGCTATTGGCCTGTATCTGATGTTAAGATAACAATTAGTTTCTTAAAACAATTAAGTCACCACGCTCATTTACCGATTGACCTGTGATTTGTGTTGGATTGGGGCGGATAAAAATTAAATCTCCTTCCAAAGAAAGCCTCAATTCAAAACACAGGCTTTGGTAAACTAAATCTCCCGCCTCGTTAACGTTTGCATATTCTACTAAATTAGAGGTCTCACATGTCTCATGGTTAAAAACCTCCGTTGTGCAATTCGTTCCAATAATTCCTGTCTCTACCTCAAAAACTTCCAGCGGCGCAACGGTTCCTTCGTCAGTCGGCCCATCAAGGTCAATGTTCCGAGCCTCATAAAGAAAACCCCTCTCCAAAAAATCTTCTCCTGAAACATCAAACTCTCCAACTCTTATCATCCAAAAACCCGCCTTGAACTCGTCTAAGCTGCTGGTCAAGGCCAACGAATAAATAAATTTTTGGTTTTTTATAGCCGTCCGGATAACGTCTTCAATTATGTCTGCATCTTCGGCGTAGTTACAATGGTATGTAATTCGATAGGGGATGTCATATTTTATATCCGGAGTCTTTGTTTTTAGGTATCTGTTCGTCGAAGCCTCATAAACATAACAGTTGTCTGATCCGGTGCCACTTCTTGCCATTCTCGGGACGTTTCGATCAATTATTATGCTGGCATTATCCTTGCTGCCCCGGCTCATCGCCCCTCCCGTGCTGAAAAGCTCAATTAAAGGATCACGGTTCTCATTAGACGCGCGGTAAGCAGCCAACCCAGCATCCGTTTGCCAATCATAAAGGGTGATGTCCGACAGGTAGCCACGCTTAACCAACTCTAATCGAATCAGGTTATATATCCCATTATCAATCTCTCCTTGGAACAATTTAGCCATTAGAAACCATGTTTTTTTCTAATATAATTAATTAACCTTCTTCCAATTAGGTTGTTCTCTACCACTTCTCCCATCAACTTTTCTGCCACCGGGCGCACAAATGGTCTTTCTGGTATGTTCATTTTCTTGCTCCCGAACTCCATTACCGCCCCAATTTTAACCAAGTCTCCACCTTTGGAATTTTCAGCCCCCCGCTTTATTCCAACGTAAACTTTTGGATAAACGGCATAATTAGTAATGCTTTGCATCATGCTACTAGAAGCAATCAGTGTCTTATAGCTTAACCCCTCCCTTACCTTTCTTTTATGATACTCCCGACTGAGATAGGCCCACCTTAAATCTCCGGGGGCGTCGTGCCCTTCTTGGTTCCGAATATATAACTTCATCATTCGTTCTCCTTGGGCTCCAACTTGCTTTAGAACCACCGTCAGTTCTTGTCGGATGTCTAATTTCAGGTTTCGAGCAACCCTTAAAGCCAAATCCCAATTACCCACTTTCTCAACTAGCTTGGACATTTCGGTTTCCTTTTCTGAACAGAATCTTAACCACCACCTCTTTATCTTTCCATTGTCCTAATTTGATAACGCCTAAAACCGGATAGGATTTTCCACCAATTAACAAACTATCTTGCGCGGCGTTTTCAATTAAATTGTCTTGGCTGTCGATTAGACCCAATGTCTGCATCTGATCAAACTTGACATTACAATATCCTGTATTCCCATCATAAGCCCCGGTCAACGATCGCACTAATTCCGCATCCTCCTTGGTGGTAGACCAAACAACAATGGCATTTAAATTAAACTTTTCAGTTCTCCTTCTAATATCCCGCTGGGTTGCTGTTGCCGTGTTTCTATCCCGACAATACGTAATCACCTCTTGATAGAAAGTATCTTGAATGTCATTAAATAACACTCGGAATTCTGCAAACTCATCATCCGTGATTAATATAGCCATTAACAATTACAGTTTAAATCTTCGTTTTTAATAAATAGTAATGGAGGCACATCCGAATCCTCAACACTACAAAGACCAAGCGCCTCACAAAACGGAAGAACATAATTCAGTAGTGCGGCAATCTCGCAAGCGCGAGTCGCAAACTTCATGAGCAATTCCTTTGCGGTCATTCCTAAAAAACTTCCATCGCTCGATTTTCCATATTCAAAATCCCCTTCCACAACATCTGCCTTGCCTCTTTTAATTCTTTTGGCCCCTGTGGCTGGCCCGCCACCACTCCCCGCAACATTCACCAGTGTTTTATCACACAACGCGAAATAAGCCGACAATTCTGCAATTAGCATCTTTTGACGAGGGCTATAATTGTCTTCCTCCTCAACTTCCGAATCTGATAGGCCTGTAAATGGTTGTAGATAATAATACTGCTCACAAATTATAAAGTTCAATTTATCGTCCACCGTGACACCTAACCCCGGAATAACACTATCTCCGGGAGGCAAGAACGGTAGTTTCATTTTTACCATTATCAGAATGCTTTCTAAGCCCATAGAATTTAATCTACAAAAAAAGGGCAACGATATGAAACCGTTGCCCTTTTTATATTTTGTAAAAAAATTACTTAGGGGAATTTCCTGCGCCCGAGCCTTGTTTAACTGAATCGTCTTTATCCGTATTGTTGGTTTTGTCTTTCGAACTTTTGTTATCCTTGTTAGCTAACATGGATTTATCAACAGCTTCCTTAATTACAGATTCCTTTTTCTTGGCTTCTGCCGCGAGCTTTTTCTGACCTTTAAGAAAAGCGTCTTTGTCCATGTTCTGTGAATCTTTGAACTCGGCTTCCGTGGCTTTAACAAGAGCACCCTTTATGATGGCGTGTTGAACAAAAGAATCGTGTTCAACACGTTTTACCTGTCTGCGATTAACGCTTATTTGTTGAGTTACGATTGCGAAACCTCCGCTAGTATCTCTTAACTTTACTAAAATCTTTGGCATAATTTTCTTTTTTACAAATTTAAAAACCAATTCTATAAACTCAAATCATTAATCTAATTTGCGTTTATACGCCTCGGAAATTCTGGCGTCAATATCCATGTATTCAGGGAAGCCGTTTCCAGCGTTAAAATCTAAATCCTTATCAACTACTAACCTGCCGTCTCTTCTCTTAATGGCAAAACCAACGTGCTTGGTCACGAATATTTCGCTAGTTTGGTTTTGTGGGTCTCTTCGTGTTTCAGTTGTCATTGAACCATAGTTCAATTTCATCATCGCACTGTTAGGGTCTAACAAGATTATTTGACCAGCAGTTTGCGCCCAAACATCGTTTACCAAAGTGGTTGGAACACCAAGGATGGTTTGAAAATCACCCAATCTTCTGTCGCCAGCAAATCCAATAAATTCCGGAAGCAAGCTAAGATCAACTCCATCATTTTCAGAAGATATGATGCGGCTTACGTTTCTCTTCAATCTTACCATTCTTGAAATCGACTTTCTTAAATCACGGTAAGCAAATGCGGTTGGTGTTTCCACACCAATCACCGGAGCGCTTTCTGAATTATCATCCTGATCTCCGTTTACCAATACTCTATGAGCCTCTACATCATCCATTATAGACATGTCATTACCCACTTCTCCCAGAAATTGGAATACCATATCAATAGTAGAATCTGCAACTAGTTCATCCGTAATTTGGAACCCGATACCTACTTTGAAAACCGTCACCTCTTTTTGTCCGAACTTAACCGTGCCAAAAGGAATGCTTTCACCTTCTTTGATGATCTTCGCTCCGGCATTTCCTCTTCTGATCTGAGGAAGGGTCACTTTTCTCTTCGTAATGTTTACTGTGTTTCCAATCCAATTTTGATTCAACGCACTTGCCTCATAATCAATACGAATAGCTGCCAAGATAACCTCCGGAATAATGAACCGGAAATCATTAGGGATGTCACCAGTATTATTTACTGCCCCATAAGAGGAGTGTCCATTCATAAGGTTGATGATATCCTTTTTCTCCAACATGGAACTTGCGCCAAATCTTTGAGCCAAAGTTTGGAGCGTGTCATGGCTCATAAGAACTCCGTTCTGCAACATATAGCGATTGATAACAAACATTTCCTGATCTTTTCTGGAAAGCTGCTTTCCTGCTAATGATGTAGGGGGGATTATCTTATATCTGCGCTCTATTGCCTGTGCAAAGCTGAGGTCTTGTGCAGGCAACACTCTTTCCGTATG